CTAGAAATTCAGTGCGGACTGGATTTTCTCGATGTCTTTTTCTTTTAATTTCGTCAAAAGATGCGAATACACTTTCTGTGTGACTGTGATATCTTTATGTCCTAATCGTTCAGCAACAGTTAAAATGTTTAATCCATCTGACAACAACACGCTAGCGTGTGTATGCCTTAATCCATGAGAAGTGATTTGTGGATTTATTTCAAGATGCGATTGAATGTTTTTAAGCATTTTGTTTACTCCGTTTGCCGAAATTGTATCAGGGATCACTCGATCAATTAGCAGATCGTTTTCTTCTTGGAATTTATGATATATTTGAAACAATTCAATCAGTTGATTTGGCATCGTGATCGTTCTGATTTCTCGATTTTTCGTGGGGATAAACGTTGCTCTTTCTTTCTCGTTATACGACCACGTCTTTTCGATCCTCAGTGTTTTTTCTTCATAATTTATATTATTCCACGTTAAACCTTGTGCTTCTGCCAATCGACATCCCGTGTAACACATAATCAAAATCAGGTAGTGAGAATGGTATTTACTCAACCTTGACCACGTTTCGTTGACTAAGCGTTTAAAGTCATCATATTCTAAATATTTTTCTTCTTGTGGCTTAGAGGGGATTTTACCCGTTACTACCGCTCGGTAAGTTGGGTTTATCAAGATGACTTTATCTTCCAATGCATCTGTGATGCACGCTTTTAAGTGAGAATGGAATGTTTTTGAAGTATTTAAAGAATGTGTTTTTCCGAATTCATTCAACAGTTTTTGATATTCCTTGCGATCTAAATCGCACAACCGATGATGTGGAATATATTTTTTGATATTATTGTATGTCGCTTTGTATTTTCTGATCGTAACATCTGTGATCACTTGTTTTTTATAAAGCTCATACCAATCTTTAAAATATTCTGAGAACAACATTTCTTTTTTTATCGGGTTATATCCTTCAGATATCGAGACTTCTAATTGCCTCGCTTCAGATTCAGCTTCTTTCTTCGTTCTAAATCCACCTTTAGTGAGTCTACCGTAATCTCCTTTACCTTTCTTATAAGAGACCGTGTATTCCCACGTCTTGCCTCTTTTTTTAACGCTCGCCATATTAATGCACCTCCAAATGTGATATAATAAAGCAACAGGAATAACCTTCATCATTGAAGGCATTTCGCACTACATCTCACTCATTTTGTTTGGCGACAGGGGAGTGAGGTGTTTTTGTTTTTAAATTATTGATCCAATACTTCTTTTATATAATTTGCAGCTTCATCTGCTTTTGCTGCTTGAAAGAAAGGGAAATCAATCACATCAAAAGCACCGCTTGAACGTTCGATAACCAATTGGCTTGTGATGGCTTTCGATGCAGAACGTAATAAAAATGGAATGGTTAATCCGAGTGCAGGAATAGAAATTAATAACCAAATAAATGCAAAAATAAAATGCTTAATACTATACTTTCTATTGGTGTGGACACCTGACACAGAATTTAATGTTATTCTCCGTTCATTTTCTCCCATTGGAATTAATCCGAAAAATGCTAAATTCTTTTTAATGCTCGTAATCGCCTTATCTGTTACAGTAATTTGATCAGAATACCAAAATGGCCAAAAGCCTGGAATATAGTTAACAGTTTTCTTCATTGAATATCCTCCTAATAATTAATTGAGATACCTCCGCGCTAGTTAGAACTCCTTTCTATAAATCTACTTCTAATTTAACTGCTTTTCCGATTATTCTAGCTGGATTATCTTCATTGATAACATAAGGTTCATAAGCATCATTTAATGCTTCTAATAACACAGTTTTCCCTAATTTTCGTACCTTTTTAAGGGTTGCTTCCTCATCTCCGTTCAAAAGAACGGCAGCAATTTCTCCGTTTTCTACATCGGATTGTTCTCTTACCAATACATAACTACCGTCAGGTATTTTAGGTGACATCGAGTCACCTTTTGCTTCTAAGTAAAACAGGTTTCCTGAGGGTAAATTATCTTTAAGGACTTCACGATACTCATTAATATTTTCATCGGCTGTAATCGGTTCGCCACAAGCGATGATGCCAAGGATGGGGATAGAAACGGTCTCCTCAACATTTGGAACATTACCAAAAAATGTACCAATTGGAACATTGAAGAAATTTGCAAGTTGGACAACTCTATCCATAGTAGGGAAGTTCGCACCTCTTTCCCAAGATGAGACAGTTGTTGCGCCCACATCCAATATCTTTGCTAATTCTGATTGAGTGATATTATTCTTTTTTCTTAGATATTTTATAACGTTGCTGAAATCCATTTTCCCACCTCCTATTAATATAAATTATACAGGTAAAAAATCTTTAAAACAATAGTATTTCTGTACATTAATTAATAAAACTTGTTAAAAAGTACAAAAAAAATGTATTTTTGTGTTGACTACGGAAAAAATGTAGTTTATAATGAAGACGTTGAATCAAAGGAGGTGATTATAAATTGTACACAATCAAGCAGGCAAGACAGTTAGCAGGGTACACACAAAAAGAGATAGCGGATAAGCTGAAAGTGTCTGAGACAACGTTTTTTAAATACGAAAACTACATTACTTATATGAGAATGGATACAGCGTTTCAGTTTTCTAAATTAGTTAACCTAGATATAGATGATATTTTTTTTACAAAGGAAGTACGGAAATTCAGTACTACTTAAAAGGAGGTCCGCATGGAACAACAACTCAAATTGCAAGCAACCGTGACCATTCCTCCAGAACTCATTCTCATTGAGCGAGCAGAATACGAAAGATTATCTGCAAGTGACGAAATTGGTACATGGTGGAGCTTACAAGATTTAGAAGATAGGACGAATAGAAAGTCAAAATGGCTAAAGGAGAATATCCTTGAAAATGCACGGTTTAAAAAACATATCGATGTAGAGAATGGGGGGTTTGTCAAATATCCAAGCGGAGGGAAATCGGGGTATTTATTCTTAGCGAGCAAGACAAAAGAGTTTTTAGAAGACAACTTTCGAATTATTTTAGGAGAGTGATCAAGTGGAAACAGCAGAAGATAACACGATTGAGTACGACATTCAATATTTTAGAAATAGAAAACCGAAGAAAGTTAAGGAGCTAGAACGAGATGTTCAAGGCTACCGAGAAGCGAACATTGGTTTAATCAGAACGAATAACAGATTGGTTCAAGAGAATAAAGCGTTAAAGCGTGAGTTACACGAGCGCAAAGCGAAAGAGTTATTGCTTGAAACGACTGAAAGAGAAAGCAGAAACTTATCAATTACTTTAGCAATGATATTAGTTGTTCCACCAGTAGCGATGATCTTGCTGTTCTTCATGGGGATGTAGCGATGTGGCTTGATTACAAAGTGCCAGATAACGCACCGCACAACTATTGCAAGAATTGTCGCAAAGGATCTGGGAGCAAATACAAAGAAACAGAAAAATCAATCACATATGTTTGTGGCAGATGTGGCAAGGTTTTTACGAGGTTGAAGAATTAATTTTAAAGGAGGCACAAGAATGGCGGCAGATCATGAAGAAACAAAGAAAGTAACCTGCAAGTACTGTGGAAGTGACAACTGTATAGACATTAGTGCGTATAGCGTAAAAGAAATTAGTGGGTATAGCTTATATGTATGTAGAGAGTGTGGAAAGTTATTTGAGGTCGAAGATGAACGAGATTAAGGGGTGTATCAAAAGGTTTAAGAAGACGAAAGATATCCAACATATTTTAGACGTATTTCGATTAATTGTTTACTACAGCAAAAAGCACCTGCAGTAACAGGCGCTTAACAAATATAACTAACTTCATTATAACACAGGAGGCAACGATAGAAAATGGTATTAAAAGATAAATTCGGTGTACCCATGGAACCTGAAGAGCCGAAAGCAATTGCAAAAGATTACTGGGGGTACGATTTATACGAGGGTGACGAAGTTGTGAATTTTAAGGGTGATCTTGTCCGATACGATGCTGAAGACATCATGGATTATATTCGAGAGAACTTAGATATTGAAGTCGTTGAGGAGGGTTGGAGATGAAACTTTACGAACTAGCCGATAACTTCAGAATTGCAGAAATGCAACTGCATGAAGCCGAAACGGATGCAGAGTTAAAGGAAGCGCTTGATCAGTTTACAGATATTCAAGGCGAATTAACAGATAAGGTTGAAAATATTGCGAAACTCATTAAAAATTTCGAAGCTTCAGAAACAGCCTATAAAAACGAAGCAAATCGATTATCAGAACAAGCAAAAGTGTATCGAAATCGTATTAATAGCTTGAAGCAATACGTACAACAAACGATGGAATTTAACGATATTAATAAAGTGAGTGGCGAATTATTCACAGTATCGCTTCGGAATAACAGTGTTTACTCAATGGATATTTCAAAAGATGCAAAAATCCCGAGTGAATACTATATTCCTCAACCGAGTAAATTAGATCGTCGTAAATTGCTCGACCACATCAAGGATACTGGTGAGCTGTTTGACGGTGTATCTGTACGCAAGGGCAAACACATCAGAATTAGTTAGGGGGTAATAAAATGGCATTAAAAAGAGCAGTCCGAGCCAAGATGAAAGTGCCTATTATGCTGATGGGGGCAAGTGGTTCGGGAAAGACCGTTTCAGCATTATTAATTGCAAAAGGCATTGTCCGGGAGATGTTTCCTGATTTATCAAATGATGAGAGATGGGAAAAAATCGCAGTTATTGATACAGAACACAGTCGTTCAACATTGTACGCAGGCATGACAATAAATGAACAAGAAATTGGAAGCTTTTTACATTATGACTTAACAGCACCTTTCACACCACAAAGATATAAAGAAGCTTTTATGGAATGCAAAAAGGCAGGATGTGAAGTCGTTATCGTGGATAGTATCACGCATGCATGGAGTGGTGAAGGTGGCATACTCGATAAAGTAAATTCATTAGGTGGCAAATTTTCAGATTGGAACAAAGTGAAACCAGATGAGAATATACTGATGTCTATGTTTTTAGATACTGACGTCCATGTCATTGCGTGTGTAAGGTCTAAACAAGGTTATGAGTTGACCACTTTGGAAACAGGAAAACTTCAAATCGAGAAAGTTGGCTTAAAAGCAGAACAAAAGGATTCGCTTGAATATGAGTTTGCGATTACTTTTCAGTTATATCAAAACCACACAGCTGAAGCGATGAAAGATAACTCAAATAGTTTTGACGGACGTTTTATCATCACAGAACAAACAGGTAAGCAAATTTATGACTGGGCTGAAGAGGGTATCGATATCAAAGCAATGGAACGTAAGAAAAAAGCAGAAACGATCAGTCAAATTAAAGAATTAGCTGATTTATCCGAAGAACATCAGAAGTTATTAGATGATATCCGATTTAAGATGAACGGGATCGAGTTAGAAGAATTTGAACAAGTAGCATTAAACAAAGCCTTGAAGTTATTGGAAGGGGTAGATAATGAATGACTTATCAACTCTTCCCTTACCAACAAGACCTTGTAGACCGAACTTTAAAAGCTTATACACAAGGATATAAAGCACCTTGCATCGTCTTAGGGTGTGGTGGGGGAAAGTCAATCATCATTGCAGAGATAATCAGAAGGTCAACGCATAAAGGAAACCGAGTATTATTTCTCGTCCACCGAAAAGAACTAAAGGAACAAATCGAGAAAACGTTAATAAATAATGACGTTATTATGGACAGAGTTCATGTCGGCATGGTTCAAACGGTTGTAAGGAGATTAGATCAGCATCCACCATATGACCTAATTGTGATTGATGAAAACCATCACTCGTTAGCCAAGTCGTACCGAAAGATTATCGATTATTTCGATACGTTTATTGTTGGATTTACAGCTACACCCATTCGATTAAACGGTGATGGGTTAGGAGATGTGAATGATGTGTTGATCGAGGGCGTAAGCGTGAAGTGGATGATTGAGAATCATCGTCTATCACCTTATCGATACTTTTCATTGCCAGCAATCGATTTAGCAAAATTAAAGATGTCTTCCACAGGGGATTACACCAGTAAATCGACGGGGGATGCATTAAGTAAAACGATTTACGGAGATGTTGTCGATAATTACAAACGATTAATAAACGGTCAAAAAACAATCCTTTATGCACATAGTGTGGAATTTTCAAGAGGATATGCCAAGCATTTTAATGACAACGGTATACCTTCAAAACACATCGATGCAAATACGCCTAAAACAGAAAGAGAAGAAATTATTCAAAAGTTCAGAGATGGAGAGATACTCGTTCTATGCAACGTTGATATTTTAGGTGAGGGGTTCGACGTACCCGATTGCACTGCTGTGATGCTACTTAGACCGACAAAATCGTTGTCGCTTTACATTCAACAATCCATGCGACCAATGAGATACCAGTCCGATAAAATAGCTTACATACTGGACCATGTTGCTAACTTTGATCGACACAAATTTCCTGACGAACAAAGAGAATGGTCATTGGAGAAGAAAGACCGAAAGCGAAAAGGCGAAGAAGAACATTATAGAACGTGGGAATGTGAAATTGGGAATGGGGGATGTGGTGTTCTCTTAGGTGAAGAAGATATACCTAAAATACAAATAAAATATATCCCGGTAAAAGAGAATGAGTTTGAGGTAGAGCGTTACCGACAATGTCCTATATGTGGATTAAAACATCACATTGAAAAAAACGACAAAGAGGAAGTTGAAGGCGACCTTGTTGAATATACACAAGAAGAAAGAAAAAAACATTTTTATAAAAACAGAAACTGGCGACAAGCTACCAGTTACAAAGAATTACAAGAAATTGGTAAAGCGAAAGGCTACAAAGCAAGTTGGTCAGCCTTTAAAGCCAAAGAACTAAATTTACCTGATGCCCCCTCATGGGTGTATCACTATCAACCGAAAAACAAAGGTTTTAATTTAAATGTACAATCATCAAAAATTTAAAGAAAAAAGGAGAATGAATTATGGCATTTCAATTTGATTTTAACGACACATTTGAAGGTGGACTGGCAGATGGAACTTACGAGGCAGTGATTTCCTCAATTAGCGAAGATGCAACACAAGGTGGATCAAAATTCATCAACTGTGTACTAACTGTCAGAAATGATGTTGATCAAAAAGGAAAGAATGCGTTAATCTTCCATCGTATTTGGATGGCAAAAGCAACAGGGAAATATAATAAGTCGATGTTAAATACGATTGGTAAATATGCACAGATGAGTGAAAACAAAAAATACGAGTCGCTTGAAGATGTGTTTGAAGACTTAGGCGGAAAGCCCGTGAGAGTTACTGTTAAGAATGAAGAATCAGAATATAACGGAAACACGTACAAAAACTTAAATGTGAAGCGTTGGGATTATACAAAATTCCCGAATGTACAACATCAATTCAAGAAAAAAGAAGGTTCACCGTTTGAGACCAACCAAGAAGCGACGGTGATTAGTGAAGATGACCTGCCATTCTAAAAATCAATACGATTACATTCCTGATGAACTTGTCGAACAAGATAATTGGTGTAACTTCAAACTTGAATGGGATGCAGAACGAGAGAAATTTACAAAACGTCCATACAACAGCAGTACAGGTTACTATGCAAAATCGAACGATCCGACCACATGGTCGGACTTCGATACTGCTGTATCCGTCGTAGATAAATACGATGGGATAGGCTATTTTTTTGACGGAAATTATTACGGGATTGATTTAGACAACGTAGAATCTGAAATCATGCGTTATATGCAAGGAGATAATCAAGATAACATCGTGGCTGAATTCATTGATATTCTCGGAAGTTACGCAGAAATCAGTCCATCTGGAACAGGTGTTCATATTATTTGTAAGGGAACACTCCCACCTGGAGGCAGACGAAAAGGCGACATTGAAATGTACGACAAGGGTCGTTTCTTCACGATGACGGGAAACCGATTAGGCGAGTACCGAGGTATTTATGATGATTCTGAAATGGGAAAAGTTAATTATCTACACCATAAATACATTGGCGAAGATTCAATCTCCGTTCAAGATTTATCGGCAGTGGATGCAGAACTAGGGAATAATTTATCTGAAGATGAAATTATCGAACGAGCCTCCGAGAGTAAAACGGGCATGCGCTTCAAAATGTTCATGGATGGAGCGTGGGAACAGTTTTACAATTCGCAGTCTGAAGCGGATTTAGCATTTTGTAATGATCTAGCTTACTGGACTGCATGTGATCCTCAGAAGATGGATGCGATTTACCGTGAATCAGGCATGATGCGTAGTAAATGGGATGAGAAGCGAGAGAATTCCACCTACGGAGCATTAACGATTCAAAAATCCATTCAAGGTACAACAAACTATTACCAACCCGTGGATGATTTTGATCTAAATATTTTAGATATGTCTTCAAAACCGAAACTGAAACCGAAGCATTTTTCATATGACGATACAGGAAATTCAGGTCGGTTCATGCGTGCATTTGGCGAACGAGTGAAGTATTCATTCAACAATAAAAAATGGTATTACTACTCAGGTAAAGTCTGGGTAATGGATGATTTAGGCAAGGTTTATGAGATGGCAGATATGATTGCAAGGTCAATCTATAAAGAGCCAATTGTCGTCAGTGATGAAACGAACGAAAAACTCGTTGAACAAGCCGAGAAAAACAAGGCAAAACACGTTAAATACAGTCGATCGGTCAGTGGTAAACAACGGATGATTACCGATACCCAACATCGTGTGGCGATTGGTACAGATGCATTTGACCGTGACCCTTACTTATTTAACACGGTGAGTGGCTACATTGATTTAAATAACCGTCATCTGATGAAACACAATCCAAGTAAGATGATGAGTAAAATGTCGTATTCAGAATATAATCCCGAAGCTGATTGTCCGCAATGGATAAACTTCTTGGATGAAATATTTCAAGGTGATCAAGAATTAATCGATTATATCCAACGTGCGATTGGTTATTCGATGTCAGGGGACGTATCGGAACAAGTGATGTTTTTCTTAGTTGGAGACGGTCAAAACGGTAAATCGGTGTTTGTCAACGTCTTAAACGACGTGATGGGTAGTTACGGAACAGCGATCCAACCGTCCACATTGATGGCAAGTAATCGTGACGGGTCGTCAGCGAGTCCTGATATTGCAAGGCTAAAGGGCGCACGTTTCGTCACCACCTCTGAGCCGAATAAAGGCATGAAGCTCGATGAGGGAATCGTCAAGCAGATGACGGGAGACGACAAAATCACAGCTCGTCACTTAAACGCAGAATTCTTCGAGTATAAACCTGAATTCAAAATCTGGATGACAACCAACCATAAGCCAGTTATTCAAGGAACAGACACAGGAATCTGGCGACGGATTGTCATCATCCCGTTTGAGTATCAAATACCGAAAGAAAAAATCGACAAGAAACTAACGAGTAAGCTCAAAGGTGAACTCACAGGTATCTTAAACTGGTGCGTTGACGGTTACGAGATGTGGCGAGAGAACGGACTGATGGAACCTGATTTAATCGCAAAACAACGTGGCGAGTATCGTAACGAAATGGATATCGTGCATCGGTTTGTGGACGAGAATTGTGTGATCAACCCGAATGTAGAGGAGACAGCATCTAATTTATGGAAAGCATACCATTCATGGGTCAAAGAGGGTAACGAATGGGGTCACATGAGCCGAACGAAATTCGGAATTGAATTATCGAAACGATTTGACAAGAAAAGAGACGGAAGAGGATACGTTGTATACCAAGGTTTAAAACTAAATGATTCTGAATTATCAGCAGATGCTAAACGAAGCAATGTCATTAGCTTTTTAGTAGACAATCATTAACGGAGAGTACAGAGGGTTAACGGAGAGTTGCTTTTAAACTCTCCGTATACCTAAACCGTTGGTACAACAATGATAATTATATATTTACGGATAGTACGGATAGTTTTTATATAAGTTATAAATATTTAAAATGAACACCTATATATAGTGCTAAGGGAAAATAAGGTATAACCGTCATTTTTTTCATAACAAAAACTTTCTAATCCATTGCTACACAAGGGATTAGAGATACTGATGGTAATTTTTGAGCTATCCGAAACTATTCATCTAAACATCACTTAGGAGGTGTAATTTGAACAAAGAAACAGCATTAATGAATCGATTGCGAGTTAAAGCATCAGAATATGGAGTTTGTTTTCGGGCAAACGTTGGAAAAGTCAGAATGGCAGATGGACGTTTTTTTGATACAGGATTGCCAAGAGGGTTTTCAGATTTATTCGGAGTTCGTAATGAAGACGGTAAAGCATTTTTCATTGAAGTGAAAACAGAAAAAGGCAGACCGAGCAAAGAACAGTTAAATTTTATTGAACAGATGAATAAACGAGGTGCGCTTGCAGGGATCTGCAGGAATGAAAAAGACGTGGAGGAATTGTTGAATGGAAATTTCTAAAATTAATTTAAATAAATTAGTTGAACAAGTTCAAGGCTGGTTTGTAGAGCGCAACTTGCATACATTTGACGGTACAGCGCAATTGGAGAAGTTGAAAGAAGAAGTACAAGAGTTATTAGACGCACGAGCGAATAATGATGTTGAAGAAGAAATTGACGCAATTGGAGATATTACCGTTGTTTTAATTGGGTATTGTATGCAACGAGGGTTCTCGTTCGCTAAGTGTTTATATTCAGCGTATCAAGTGATTAAGGATAGAAAAGGTAAAGTAATCAACGGGTCGTTCGTTAAAGAAGCAGATTTAAAGGAGGAGTAAAATTATGAGTAAATCAATCAATGAAATTATTAAAGAGAGTCTTATCGAAGAGTTAGATGCAAGTAACATTAAGGCGGGTGAGTTAAGCGATTTTGTTAGACATTTATATGAAAAAGGAATAAAAACGGCTGACTTAACCGAGCGAGTTACGGCATTAAAAGAAGAAATTGAAGCGATATTAGAGGAGATTGCTTTAGAAAATGGCGAGGAAAAGAAAGAAGAGTTTAAACCTGAGTTTGGCGACACGTACTGGGTTGTTAGAAGTAACGGAGAAGTTGTCCACCTATTTTGGACAGACCATTCCTATGATGATATAGCACTACAAAACAACGCAATCTTCAAAACGCAAGAAGAAGCCGAATTTGAAGCAGAACGCCTTAAAGTGTTGCGTGAGTTAGAAAAACTAGGGAGAGCGTTTAGACCATACGGAGAAAACTACAGTATCGAGTTAGAATATCCTTTACTACACAAAGAAAGATTATCTATTAGTATCTTTGGTGCAACGCAACATTGTTTTGGCAATTACTACTTTGACACCGAAGAAGAAGCGCAAGAAGCAATCAATATAATCGGCGAAGAACGTATCAAAAAATACTTATTCGGAGTGGAGGAGTAAATATGAACGAAGAAATCAACAAGCTCATTGAAGAATTTGAAGCGAGATTGAAAGAGGTAAAAGATAAATATGAAAAGATAAAGCCTAAACTTGGTTATACGGAAACGTATTGGTATATACATAATGACGGACGTGTGTTTAGTGATTTTTGGGGCGACACACAGCCTGAGCACAATATATTTGCCATTGGAAACGTCTTTAAAACTAAAGAAGAAGCGGAGTTCGAGGTTGAAAGACGAAAAGTGCTGCACGAATTGAGTATGATGGGAAGACCTTTTAAGGAGAACGCAAAAAATTGGGTGGTTTCGTTGGATATTGACAACAATATCTCGGCTACTTATTCGGTTTTCAGTAGGTTTGTTTACGGAGACTATTACTTTGACACTGAAAATGAAGCGCTTGAATATGTTGAAAAAATAGGCGCAGACAGAATTAAAAAATACCTGTTTGGAATCGAGGAATAGCTATGCAACCTTGGGAAGAATTCAAGCGTAAATATCCGTCAGGCGAAGTGATGTATTCAATTGATGGCGAATATCTCGGTCTTATTAGAATAAATACTTTAAACGTATTATGTGGTTATGTGAAATTGCCTGAAAATCATCCGTACATCGGATTAGATTTATACGATATTATGCACGTTAATAATCCGTTATACGAGCTTGATGTTCACGGTGGTGTGACTTTTGCTGATTATATCGAAGGTGGTTGCGCACACGTAGGCGATTATGCAATTGGCTTCGATTGTGCGCACGCAGGCGATTATGTGCCGAGATTTAGTGACTTTACGCCTTTAGCAGACGGTATATGGCGAGATGAAACATTCGTCATCAACGAGCTTAAAAGTTTGACGGAACAGTTAAGGGGGATATAAAACATGGGTATCGATAAAACAAATCAATTTAAAAAAATAACCGATAAACTCCTATCCATTTACATCGATAAAAACCACGATTACGGTGGCAGTTTCGGTGATACGTTTAAAAAATTAGGCATTATTTCAGCCGTAACACGTATTACGGATAAAACCAACCGATTAATCTCACTATCAACAAAAGAAGCTCGGGTCAACGATGAATCGATTGAAGATACATTAATGGACTTAGCAAATTACGCTATTATGACGTTGATTGAGTTAAGAGGTGAATCGGATGAATAACATCGACTACCTCAGTCGAAAAACATTGAAAGACATCTATGACCTTGTGGAAGAATATTTTGAGCTACCTCATGATTTCGGCGAAGTCACTTTAAGTGACATACGGATGCTGCTTTCAGATTATTATGAAAACGTTGATTTCATTCTTAACAGTCAAGCCAGACGATATGATCAATATATTAATAGGGGTGATTGATGAATGGATGGCTATGAACAATTAGCGATAGCGATCGTACAAAGTGCTGTCAGTGATTATATTGCGAGGGTTAGATCTGCTGCTTTAAAGGGTTACGTTGATGAAGATTGCAACGTGCGTGAAGAGTGTATGCTGTATGTTGATTCAGTTGAAATCCGAAAGTTAATCCGATTCTTTAAATCGGATTATTGCTACCTGCTATCAGGTGTGGATGGTGATTTAATTATTGAAAAGGCGAATCATCAAATCAAAACTAAACGTGATTTTAAACCTGTCCCATTTATAAATAAAAGGAAAAATAAAACCAAACCGTTGATTGCAACAAGAATATCAACCGGGGAAGAAAAAGAATTCGACAGTATCGTTCAGTGCTCAAATTATTTTGGGATTGCTGAATCTGCAGTCAGCACTGCTGTGAGGTACGGCAAAGTTGGATCAAGGAGCAGATTGAAAGGTTGGACGTTTAAATTTAAAAAGGACGTGACAGATTGAACGCAAAAGAGTTTTTAAATCAAGTGCGATATAATGATGCTAATATCGCCTCAAGAATCGAAGAACGAAACCGACTATGGATAAGCTTAACGTCCATTAAATCAAGCCGAATTAAAGAAATATCCGTCCAAGAGTCAAACCAAAGAAAAGATGATAGATTAGATCGTGTGGTGGAGTTAGATTGTTACATAGATAAAGAGATAGATAAATTATATAAATTAAAGTTAGAAGTATCTCGTAGGATAGACAGATGCAGCGAAAGTATAAATTCAATCATCTTAAGAGAGCGTTATTTAAACTATAAATCATGGGACGATATAGCGATACTGTTAAATTATGATAAAAGACACATTTTGAGAATTCATGGTCATGCTTTGATTGATTTTTCAAATCATAATCAAGATGTCACTAAATGTCACTAAATGTCACTGAATGTCACCCCCACTTCTGATATTATGGTAGTGTGGAAATGAACCACAAAACTCAACTATATAAACTATAAATCTTTACTCAAAACGGCAATCCATAACAGATTGCGACGGAACGTTTCAGTAAAGTCAGTCGTTACTCCATTTCCGACTGTTATATATATCGCCACCTCTATTTTAGGGGTGGTATTTATTTTTCATTTTATTAGGTGGTGGTGGAAAATCAGTAAACTGACACTGAAGCAACAACGATTCGCTGATGAGTACATCATCAGTGGGAATATCTATCAATCCGCAATTAAAGCTGGTTATAGCGAAAATTATGCTAGAACAAACGCTAGCAAATTGTTAGAAAAAGATAGTATAAAAGCGTACATAAAAAATAAAATCAAAGAGATTGAATCAAAGCAGATAGCCACAGCAAGTGAAGTATTGAAGGTATTTACATCTGTTTTGAGAGGCGAACGTTTTGAGGTTAAGCAAGAGATCAATCCGATAACTGGTGAGGTCGTTGAACTTAAACAACCGCCTGCGATAAAAGAAGTGATACGTGCTGGTAGCGAATTAATGAAACGTTATCCGACAGCTGCGGAAAGCGAAAAGCTAAAACTCGAAATCGAAAAGCTAAAACAACAACTTGCTGAGGAAGATATATCCACACAACAAATAGGCTTTACGTTTGACAGAGGTGAAGCAGATGCTAAATATAGCAACTCTGATTAATCCTGCGTTTGACGAAGTTTTATTTACAGATAAGCCGTATGTTGTGCTTAAGGGCGGACGAGCTTCAACGAAGTCATCAATAATTGTTTTAAAGATGCTCTTAGATTTTTTAGCGGATCCCAAGGCGAATGTTCTTTGTCTTAGGAAAGTCGGTAAGTATTTGTCTACTTCTGTTTATGAACAGGTAAAATGGGCGATTTACATGCTAGGTGTAGAGAAACAATTTAGGTTTTATTCCAGTCCGCTCAAAATTGTGCACAAGCAAACACAAACTGCTTTTTATTTCTCAGGTGTAGATGACCCAATGAAATTAAAAGGTTTCAAAATTGCTCAAGGGTATATCCATGCATTGTGGTATGAGGAATTGGCTGAGTTTTCAGGCAGAGAAGATATTGACGTTGTGGAAGATACATTCTTGCGTGTTGATTTGCCTAACGGTAAGCCAGTGAAAGTTTATTATTCGTATAATCCGCCTAAAAATCCATATGACTGGATTAATTTGTGGGTAGCTGAAAAGGAAACAGATCCTGATTATCTTGTACATCATTCGACTTATTTGGATGACAAATACGGATTTTTAGGCAAGCAAATGATTAAAAAGATTGAGAATTACAAAGTAACAGATCCTGATTATTATCGATGGATGTATCTAGGAGAGGTAATTGGATTAGGTACGCATATATATAACATGGGACACTTTAAGATGTTAAAAAAATTGCCATCCGACGATAAATTAATAGGAATTGTATTCGGACTAGATACCGGACACCAACAATCGGCAACAGCGTGTGTGGCATGTGGTATTACTGTAAAAGGCAAGCTTATTTTGCTTGATACACTGTATTATAATCCGTCTGGCAAAGAGAATAAGTTAGCGCCTAGTCAATTATCTGTATTAGTTCATGACTTTGTTGACGAAATAATGTTTCGATACAAAGGAGTTCCTAAGTTAAAGATGACGATTGATTCAGCTGAAGGGGCTTTGCGAAATCAGTATAAGTTGGATTATGGAGAAGTATGGCATCCGGTTGCAAAGAAGAAAAAACAAACAATGATAGATCACGTCCTTAGTTTACTTGCTGAGGGACGTTTTTATTATCTAGAAACTGAGAACAACAAAATATTTTACGAAGAGCATAAGATGTATCGGTATGATGAAAAGACCATCGAATCATCAGAACCTAAAGTGATTAAAGAGGATGATCACTCGGTTGATGCGTTTCAATATCTTGTTTTGGATAATGCAAGATTACTAGATTTGAAAGTATAGGAGTTGATACCTGTGGGGGTGATTAACACCATCAAAAATTGGTTTACAAGGGGGAAAGGGATAGTGAACCCAATCAAAAGCATCTTAGATCACGAGAGAGTTGCTGTATCGAAAGAGGAATATGCAAGAATTCAAGAGAATTTGCGCTATTACGAATCGAGAGATAATCGAGTTAGTTATACAAATACGGAATACCAAATTCGAGAACGTGATTTTAAACATTTACCCATTGCTAGAACAGCGTGTAAGAAGATTGCGGGGCTCATTTATAACGAGCAAGCAGAAGTAAAGATTGATAACGAGGCGGCTAACGAATTTATTAACGAAACACTCAAGAGAGATCGTTTTAATAAGAACTTCGAGCGCTATTTAGAATCTGCTCTGGCTTTAGGTGGTATGGCAATGCGACCTTATTTAGACGGAGAAAGAATTCGAGTTGCGTTTATTCAAGCGCCAGTCTTTTTCCCTTCTCAGACGAATACGCAAGACATATCGAGTGCTGTGATTGCGATGAAGTCAACAAAAGCGGATAAGAATAATATTCGATATTATACGCTTTTAGAAATACACGAGTGGTTGTCTGATGGTAAATATAAAATTAGCAACGAATTGTATCGTTCTGACATTAAAGAAAATTTAGGAAATCAAGTGCCACTGTCTGAGTTATACGATGATTTAGAAGAAAGTACAGTTTTCACAGGATTATCTCGTCCGTTATTTACTTATTTTCGGACTCCTGGAATGAATAACAAAGACATTAATAGCTCACTAGGATTATCTATTTTTGACAATGCTAAGACGACAATTGACTTTATTAACACGACTTACGACGAATTTGCATGGGAAATTAAGATGGGGCAGCGAAGAGTAGCTGTTCCTGCTCAAACAGTTCGAACGTATTATGACCAAAGAGGCGATAAGGTTGTAATGAAACAACACTTTGACCCCGATCAAAATGTTTTTGTTCAGTTGGATAGCGGGGCAGATGATAAACCGGTTGGAGTTCATGATTTAACAACTGAGATACGTTCGGAATCATATATCGCTGCGATTAATCAAGGCTTAAAATTATTTGAGATGCAAATAGGTGTTTCGTCAGGCATGTTTACTTTTGATGGCAAATCAATGAAAACAGCGACAGAAGTTGTGTCAGAGAATTCTGATACTTATCAAATGCGGAATTCGATTGTTTCATTAGTTGAGCATTCAATGAGCGAGTTAATTGTATCTATCTGTGAATTAGCCAAAGCGACAGGATTATATACAGGAGAAATTCCTACGTTGGATGAAATTACAATTAATTTAGACGATGGTATTTTTGCGGATAAGAATGCAGAGCTAGATTACTGGAGCAAAGCGTTAGCAGCTGGATTAGTTCCTAAACGTTATGCGATTGAGAAAGCTCTCGGAATGACCGAGGAACAAGCTCAGGTGTTGGCGGATGAAATCGAAAAAGAAACAACGCAAGCAATGAACCGAAATAGAAGCCAATTTGATATTGACGTTTATGGTGAGTAGGTGATTTTCATTGTCTAGAAAGCTAGATCTTGAAGAATTGCAATTTAATCAAGAACAATATTTTTTGACTGGTGATAAGGTGGCAGATATCTATCATCAGTTGCAAACAGATATGTTTTTGAGAACTGTTAGGCGATTAGCCAGGCGTGGCACCGCAGATTTAGAGCGTGAACCATATATTTGGCAATTGGAAAAGTTGAACGATATGCATATGCTAAACGAGCATAACATTCAATTAATTCTTAAGTATTCAGGAGTTGCTGAGAAAGCGTTGAGAAATGCAATTGAGAATGAAGGTTTCAAAGTATACAAAGATACCTACGAGCAATTAGCCGAAGATATGCAAATGGGCGGAACTGTTGCAGAGCATTATGAAGTTCAAAAAGCACTCAAGGCTTATTCTGATCAGACGTTCAGAGAAGTGAATAACATGATTAACACTAGCTTACCTACTGAATCACGACTGATGTATGAAGATGTCATTACTCAGACAGTTGCCGAGGTAGTCACTGGCACAAAATCAGCGCAACAAGCCTTAAGTGACACCATCTATAAATGGTTTGATCGTGGGTTTTATGGTTTCACAGATAAAGCGGGGCGGAGATGGCAAGCAGATGTGTACGCTAAAACTGTAATTAAATCTACAACTTACCGTGTCTACCGTGAAATGAGAGAGAGACCTGCTGAAGACTTAGGCATTGATACGTATTATTACTCAATGAAAGCTACAGCAAGAGAAGCGTGCGCTCCTTTGCAACATCAGATTGTAACTAAAGGGGTTGGATTTACAGCTGAAGATGGTACAGAAGTGTTATCCCTTGCTGATCATGGGTATGGTTCGCCTGGGGGCTGTCTAGGCATTAACTGCGGCCATATGATGACACCTTTTATCATTGGTGCGAACAGAAAACCTGACCTACCCGATTATTTAAAGAACATCACACCCGAACAGGCAGAAGAAAATGCAAGAATGCAACAAAGACAGCGTGCATTTGAACGGAACATCAGAAAAGAAAAAGAGCGCTTGGCAGTGGCTAGAGAATTAAAAGACGTTGACCGAATTCAAAAGTCACAACTTAAAATTAATTCCATGGAGTCAAGCCTGGCTAAATTGATTAAGGGTAATGAATTCTTAGTTAGAAAACAAGAACGAGAACGCTATTATAATAATCCAGAATCATACAATAAAGCTAAGCAAAACATGGAGAAAGCGATTGAAAAAGAGTATAATAAGTTTAATGAAAGACTTAAACAAAAACTCTCTAAGGAGCAGTATCGGGATTTAACAAGTCATGATTTGAAGCGGATTAATAAGGTTATGTCTGAGAATATAGAATTGGGCCAACGACTACGCTTGAAGAATAATAAGCAAGATCAACATATAATTGGTACTGAACAATACAATATTAGAAATGATGGACAGAGTTATTTTAAGAATACAACCAGCAAAGCTTTACATGATTTTATTTTGAGCAAAATTGATATGAAATCAATTTTTAGACATTATCAATTCATTGATATTGAAAAAGATGATGTAGATGCCGTTCATGTATATATGGATGGATCTGATATAGAGGCTGATCAAATAAAGGTTCACCAAAGCGGTAAAGGTATTCATGGTGTTCCGAATAAAAAGAGGTGATTTGTAAGATGGTAGAAGCTAGGAGTTATAATCTTCCTAAATATATTGGCAGAAGCATTATACTACACATGAAAAATGGGAATGTGGACAGAGGTAAATTTTTAAGCTACGATTCTATTTTTGATAACGACATTGGAGATGGTTTTGTACTCGATGTAAACGGAGACGATTCAATTGGCCGTCTAGTCCTTGAAAAAGACGTTGAGAGAGTAGAATTTGAAGATTAGCACTTAACAGTTCTGTTAGGTGCTATTTTTATGAGTTGAGTAGTGAGAAGAAAAGTTGAGAAACGATAAGTAATCGTGAGAAATCTCGATATTATTTCGAGATAAATCGCTGTAAATGTTGATAATAAAGGGTTCTTATCTCGAGAAATCGTGAGAGAATCGTGCGAAAACTACACGTAAATTCACACGATTTCAGAGTAGTTAAGAGTAAGTTCAGAGTAGTTTAAGTCGTAGCAATACGGCTTTTTATTATGTCCTGAATAGGACAATAAACTGTTCACGGACTTGGGTTCAGTCGTAAAACTGCCCACACAAAAAGCCTGGACATGCTTAACTGTCACATTGTCCATCGGACGTAAAAAAAGGAGTAGATAAGATGAGTGTTACTAGAGGAATGTTAAAAGATGCAGGTGTTACTGAAGACGTTAAAATTGATGAGATTATGGATGCTTACAGCCGTGCAATCGGAAGTGCTAAAGCACAAGGCGAATCAGATTTGAAGTCTGAGAATGAATCGCTGCGTAATCAGTTGCAAGAGGTTAATCAAACGATCGAGGAGCTGAAAAACAATGAAACGACAGCACAAGAAGCAAAAGATACCATAGCACAATTACAATCTCAGCTAGCAGATAAAGATGAAGAACATGAAGCGCAACGTTTAATTGACAAACAGACGTTTGCTGTTCAATTAGCGTTGAAAGACACAGACACTTTAGACAGTGACTTACTGTTTAGTTTGATTGACATGGATAAAGTTCAATTTGATGAAAATGGCAGACCGCAACTAGACGACACGATTCAATCACTTAGAGAAAGCAAGCCTTATTTATTTCAAACACAAGCCGAAGAACCGACAGACGATAAATCCCCGTCAATCGTTCGTGGCGGAAATCCAACGGCGGGTAGCGAAAGTGAAGGCGATCCTTTCGAAGCAGCAATGAACATGTACAAATAAATTATTAAAGGAGGCCTATTAAATGGCAGGAGAAAACTTAAACTTACCAGTAAGACGTTATGAGAAGCAATATCGAGGAATGTTACAAACAGTGTTTAGCGCAACTAATGCATTTCAAGGAGCAATCGCACCAATTCAAATTTTAGACGGAGTGCAAAATAACGCATCCGCATTCAGCGTTAAAACGAATAATACTCCAGTAGTGGTTGGAGAATATAAGACAGATAAAGATGTAGCTTTTGGCACAGGAACGTCTAACTCATCACGGTTTGGTCAAATGACGGAAGTTATTTATCAAGATACGGACGTACCATACGATTACACATTAGCTATTAACGAAGGTATTGACCGATTCACGGTGAACAACGATTTAAATGCTGCTATTGCAGACCGTTTACGATTACAGTCAGAAGCTCAAACACGTAAAATGAACAAGCGCATCGGAGAATACGCTTCGAAGGTAGCTGGCAAAGAGGAAACATTAGCTTCTTATGAAGAAAAAGCTATTAGAGATTTATTCAATAAGATCAATACTTACTATGTTGATTTAGAGGTGACAGCGCCAGCGACAGCTTATGTTAAATCAGATTTATATAATGCGATTGTAGACATGGCACACGTTAATAAGGGTAAAGGTTCATCTGTAAACATTGACCGAAACGGATTAGCTTACTACAAAGACATTGCATTACAGCCTGTGGCTGCTCAATATTTTGAAGAAAACACGCAAGCAATTGTCATGCCGAACGGTTTGATTATTCCTTTCGTGGGCATTAACACTGCACGCACGATTACTGCAGTGGACTTTGATGGTGTAATTTTACAAGCAGCCGCTAAAGGTGGACAGTTTATTTTAGAAGATAACAAGAAAGCTGTTATTAAAGTAACGGGGACACCAACTGTCCCAGGACCATAATCAAGGAGATGATAAATAATGGCGAAGTATAAAGTGTTAACAAATTTCGGCACTACAAATGATGGTAAAAACTATACCAAAGGCGAAGAAATCGAAATGAAAGTCGCAGAAGCAGACACAATCAACGAACAGGCGAAAGAGTTGCACAAACGTGAATTCTTAGAGCGTATTGAGGATAAAGTGGAAGATAAAAAAACAGAGCCATCTAAAAAATAAGGAAGGTGATCCAATATCTCTCAACTAGTGAGTGACTAGTCTTTGTATAAATGAGAGGAGTTGATAATGTTTGTATTTGACTGAGATTGAATACATCGAAATGGGTTATGATCCGACTGAACACTTTTCAAAGCTTTATTATAAAGCAAGTGCAATGATAGATATGTATACAAGACACTGTTACAGTTATTGCGATTTTGAAGATGACATAGACATTCGCAAGGATGCAGTAAAAAAAGCTATTGCTCTTCAAATTGCTTATATGGACGAAACAGGTATCGATACAGCTGAAGACAGACAGCATCTAGCCAATATATCCATCGGTAGAACATCTGTGTCTTATGGCGGAACAGATAAGAAAGGTATTAATTTCACACCTTATGGTTTGACTTTAGATGCCTTAAACCTGTTAAACAGCGTTGGGTTTGGATATAGCGGGGTGGCTTATGATCGATAAGCGACTATTAATTGACTCTGTTCAAATCGAAAAAGTTCTAGATAGAGATGAGTGGGGGAAAGAGAGTTATGGGGGCACTTTAACTCTCTCCCCTGTTCGTTTTGATAGAGCGACAACATTAACGCACGGTAGTAAAGATGATACTCAACAAAAGCCAGGCGTTATTTTTGTTTATTCACGCTACTGCAAAGTTATGCTAGATGATAGTTATATTGACGGTCGGATCATTGATGGGGATAAAAAATATAAGGTGATCGGCATTATTCCTATTGGCTTGTATAAGAAAGTAATAGGATACGAAATCGAGGTGATTTGATGAGTGTTGGAGCTGCGTTTCATGTTAATGTTGAAGTTGATTTTTCAGGTGCCGAACGGAAATTCTCGGAGTCATCGATTAAAAAGGGCGAATTAGCAATGGCGAATCAGGCTTTGCTTGATATGGAGCCATATGTGCCTTTACGTGGCGGACGTTTGCGCTCTGGTTCTCATGCTTCGCCTGGTAAGGTAACTTATCCAGGCCCTTACGGAAGAGCTCATTTTTATGGTACGAACGGGATTGTCACTTTCAGAAAATACACTACACCAGGGACAGGCAAACGATGGGATAAACGAGTTCCGAAAGGGACTATTAGAGAGTGGGGTGTCGTTGCAATTAAAGCAATGGGATTATGACAAATGCAATTGATTTTCAAATCCAATTGATAAGATTTATTAATCAGCTTGATCTATCTCTAGTAGCAAGACTCGATTTTCTGACACATGAAGAGGATTTAGTCGTTTTTACTTTGCCTGGTGGCAAAATAGATAAGATGTTTATGGATGGAACACAAGAAGTTAGATTGCCTTATCAAATCGCAATCAAGACGAAAGATAACCAGAAGGGCAGCCACACCTTATGGACGATTAACGAAGCCCTTTCTGAATTTAATCTTGATATACCAAGCGGTAACGAATCTTATCGATTTTTAAGTATTGAGTTGTCTAAACCTTTTTTAGAAGGAGTGGACGAACAGGGATATTATGTTTATTTATTACAATTAGAAGCAAAATTGGAAATAGGAGGAAATATTTAATGGCAAGATTAAAGAACGCTTTACGTGGTCACTTTGTCGCAGAGATTACAGCTGAATCTCCGGATAAAGAGCCAACAAAATGGTTAGAATTAGCAAAGTATATTTCAAATATCGAAACAGAGGACGAGGAAGAATCGGATTCGGAAGGATTCTACGACGGAGATGGAACACCTGAAGAATTCGTGAAGACGTTCGCTGCAGGGTATTCATTCGAAGGTTATCGAGATCATGAAGATGAGGCACAGAATTTAATTTGTGGTATGAAGTATAAGACAGGTGAAGGTCGTCGTGTATGGCATAAAGTTGTATCATCAGATGGTAAAAAACAGTGGGTTGGTAGAGCGAACGTTTCAGCAATAAACGACGGTTCTGGAGAGGCCACTGAAGATGAATCATTTGGATGTACCATTAAGTATGTTGAGACACCGAAAGAATCATCTGTCGTTGAAGGTTCATCAATGTAGGAGGGAAGTCCCCTCCTATTTTTTTATCATTTATTCAGGGGGAATTATATAAAATGTCAAAAGTAATTAAATTTGAGAAGCGAAACAATGTCATTCCAATTGATTTTGGAGAGTTTAAATTGGAATTTGTTGCAAATGACGTTAATTTATTGAAATTAGATAAAATGCACAAAGAATTAGTTAGAGAGTCAAATGAATTAGAAGAACGTATCAATGATGATAACGTACATGAAATGTTAGAAGCGCTACGTCAGTTAGTATCTAAAGCATGGGATGAAACATTTAGCGAAGGAACATTCAATCGTGTTTATGAGTTTGCAGGGCAGTCTGTAACTGTAACTGTGAATTATTTTGTTCAAATGTTCGAAGGGATTGCTGAAGAGTATCAAGATCAAATGGATACGGAAAAGTTAAAGAAGTATATCGAGGACTAACACATGGACATCTCTCGGAAGTTAGTTGATAAATACGTAATTGGAGACAAAGAATACACCTTAAATTTAGCGTTTAATGTAGTTTTAAAGGTGATTGAACTAATGAGGGATGATTCAGTTGATGAGATTAATCGTTTGTTTACAGCGTTATTTTTGTTCTTTGGTGAGGATGTAAGAGGAGATCTGACATTAGAGATTGCGACAGAAAGCTTCATGGATATTTTCGATACTTACGTGAGAATGGAAAATGAAGAAGCGGATGTAGTAAGAGATATTAAAGGAAATATAATTCCTCGTGAAATTATTGATAAAAGCAAGTCTGAGGAAGACGATCAACCTTTGTATGATATAAGCCAAGATGGCGAGTATATTTATTCAAGTTTTATGCAAGCATATGGAATTGATTTATTCGATGAACAAAACAAAATGCACTGGCATAAGTTCAATGCATTATTGTCGGGATTGCCTTCAGACACAAAATTTGCTGAAGTGATTCGAATAAGGTCTTGGAAACCGTCCAAAGGCGAAAGTTCTGAGTATAAAAAAGAAATGCGAAGGTTACAAGAAGTATACAGATTATCAAGTTAGGGGGTGAAACTTATTGGCAGATGGAACGGTAATTATTGAGACAAAATTAAACGCTTCAGAAGCTAAATCAGGCATTTCTAGAATAAAAAGTGCGTTTCAAGAGTTGGGTAACTCTGGAGGCCAAGGTGGACTTTTCGGAAAAATTCTAGGTGCAAACTTAGTATCTGCGGGGATTCAAAAAACAATTGGATCTATCTCTGGCGGTGTGCGGTCATTGAATGGCGAATTAACAGAATCATCGATGGCTTGGAAAACATTCGATGGGAACATGCGAATGATTGGTAAATCTAGTTCTGAGATAGACAAAGTGCAGAAGTCGCTACAAGACTTTGCGACTCAAACAATCTATTCTGCATCGGATATGGCCTCAACTTACAGTCAGATGGCAGCAATTGGCTATGATAATACAGAGAAGCTTGTAAAAGGGATGGGTGGACTTGCAGCATCATCTGAACAACCTGCACAAGCGATGAAGACGATGAGTCAGCAAATGACACAAGCACTCTCTAAACCGACAATGCAGTGGCAAGATTTTAAATTGATGATGGAACAAGCCCCGGCTGGGATGGCTATGGTGGCAAAACACATGGGCATGAGCTTGGATGAGATGGTTCTGGCAATTCAAAACGGAGAGATCTCATCTAAAAGTTTTGCAGATGCTGTTGCAGAAGTAGGGACAAACGCAGACTTTTCTAAAATGGCAACAGAATTCAAATCTGCGGGTCAAGCTATGGACGGATTGCGTGAGACACTTTCAAACAAACTCATGCCTGTCTTTGAAAAGTTAGATGGTATAGCCATTAAAGCGATTGAAGGCATTACTGATATGATAGATCGTATTGACTTCACGAAAATAACCGATGGAATTGATACGGCTTTAAATAAAATAAAATCATTTGGTAAGCAAGCAAAGCGAGCTTTTGATGATTTTATGAGTGGGTTTAAATCTACAGGCGCAGCTAAGGCTTTTAGTTCAGCCATGCGTTCAATTGGCGCAGCGATAAAAAATGTACTGAGTGCTTTGAAGCCAGCAAACGCTGACTTTAGAGAGATTGGGAAAGTTGTCGGAGAAGTTGCAAAAGTCATAGCGGATGCCGCTAAAAAAATAGCCGATTTTATATCAAAATTAGATCCTGGACTGATTCAAGGTGTCGTTAAGAGCGTTATCGCACTCAAGTTGGCATTTATGGGACTGAGAACAGCTATGAAGATAAAGAATGCCTTCAACCTATTCCAACCTATACAAAAAGGCCTTGGTGGACTGACACGGTCTGCAGGTCGTTCTAAATCTATAATCGCAAGTACTTTCAACGGAATATCGAACATTATAAAATCAGCTGGGACTTCTATAAAATCCATCCTTTCAGGAATGGGAACAATGTTTCGTGGATTAGGCACAGGCCTATCTAAAGCTTTTAAGGGGATGGGCGATGGCATAAAATCGATTCTTGTCGGTTTGGGTAAGATGACACAATCTATGAACCCAGTTAATATGTTGGCATTCGCAGCAGCAATAGGGATTGTTGTAGCGGCATTTACTCTCCTTGCTACTCAAGGGGAAGGCGTGAAGGCAATTCTTGAAGGTGTTGGATCAATTGTAAATCAATTGATTACAGGCTTTGGGAACCTCTTAGGAACAGTGATTACAAGTTTAGGTACAGCCATTAGCACTATCGCTCAAGGCATTGCATCTGGGATTGCTATGATCATAACGGCTCTTGGACCAAACGTTCAAATTATAGCAAATATGTTTGTTGAAATTACGCAAGTGATCAGTAACGCAGTAGTCCAGATTGTATCTGCTTTAGCTCCTTTTATCCCAGAAATCACAAGGATGGTTGAAGTTGTCGTATCAAATCTACCATTAATAATCGCTGCATTTGGTGAGCTTGCATCAAATGTTGGTTCTGCTATCGCTGAGGTGGTAGGAGCTATCTCGAGCGGTGTTGCTGAAATTCTTTTAGCTTTAGAACCGTTAGTTGAAACGATTGGAGAACAAATTCAAGGAATTATCAAAGAGTTTGGATCCTTCGCAAGAGAAGTCGGTCAAGCAATTAGCGAAGTGGCTGATTCGATCTCTACGGGCGCAGAAAGGATAATTAATGCTTTAACGCCATTAGTCGAGACTGTTCTTGAAGGCGTAGAACAAATTATTCAAGCGTTTGGAGATTTAGCACTTAAAGTTGGCGAAGCTATTGAGAAGGTTAATAATTCCATTGCGAAGATTGTTGATTCATGTACTGAATTCGTTGAACAAATCGGGAGCACAGCAAAAGATATTGCTGAAGCATTTGACATGATTGTGGAGTCATTTACTAAGCTTCAAGGACTAAGCCTTTGGGATATCGGAGCGGGTTTAGCACGTATTGGACTAGGTATGAAGGACATATTAAATGCACAACCTGAGACCATAGCGCAAGGGTTAACGACAATATCAGATGCGCTAGCGAATACGTTCAGAGTGTCTGCATTAGCAACAGACTTCGAAGCGTTAGGTCAAGCATTTGCTGGTTTCCCTTCGCTCGAATCAATTGGAACTGGACTTACTTCTATCGGTACAGCATTGGGTACGATATTTAGAGTATCGGCTTTAGCAACGGACTTTGAAGCGTTGAAGCAAGCGATGAGTGGTTTTCCTGATTTAAGCGGTATAGCAAGTGGATTAAATTCAATCGGAGAAGCTTTTAACTCCATCAACACAAGTGTAAGTTCATCGTTATCTTCACTATCAACCACAGTATCTACAGCGATGACAACAATCAGTAATACGGTATCTCAAAGTTTTTCAGCTGTTGAATCAACTGTGTCAAATTCAATGAGTTCTGTTCAAACAACTGTTACAAACAGTATGAATGCAATTAAGACAGCTGTAACGAATGGATTCCAACAAGTTGTTAATTCGGCTAATACAGGTATGAGTCAATTTGTTAGTGCGATTTCTAATAAAAAAGGAGCGACTTCAAATGCAATGAAAGCATGTATCAATGCGGCTGCGAATATTGCTAGAAGCGCTATTGGCACTTTTAGAAGTATTGGTTCTCAGATTGGGAACGGGCTTGCTCAAGGAATGTACAGCGCCTTAGGAGCAATCACGGCTGCAGCAAATGCAATGGTGGCGCAAGCGAATCGTGCGGCGAGAGCAAAAGCTCGAATCAAATCACCTTCTCGTCTTTTTGCTGATACAGTAGGTAAATTTATTCCTAGAGGGGTTGCAACAGGTATTGATAAGAATACTAAGTATTCAAATCAAGCTATTGAAAATATGATTAGCTCAATGAGTAAATACAAGATGCATCCTGAAGATTTGCTTGGCGGCGGGGCATCAAGTCTAAAACATAAGATGCAATCTGTAGGTAATTCTTTGGGAGTGTTGGGTGGATCTAACACAAACGCAACTTATAACCAAAGCTACACATTGAATGCAACAGGTGGAGATAAAGCGGACTTCTTCACACCTGATAATATGAAACGATTGCTTAAGGAATTTGCATACTACGTTAATCTGGAAGGAGTGAATGCATGACAGCATATATTGAATTCAATGGAATCCGAAGTGATAGTTTAGGATTACGGATTTATAACGACATGACTCATGAGTCTACAGGTTATGATGTTGAAACTGTGGTTGTTCCTGGTCGACACGGCGAGTTGCTGTTAAGCAATAATCGCTTGAAGGCTGTAAATAAATCATTTCCATTCAGATTACTCTCAGAAAAGAATGTAACAGAACAACAAATAAAAATTAGTGAATGGTTGAATGTGGAGGGGTATAAACCTCTCCTTTTATCTTGGGAAAAAGATTTTGAATATCGAGCAGCCTTTATATCCACATTTGAAATAAAAGAGATCTTAAGCAATTTTGGGAAGTTAAAAGTAGATTTTTTAGTCCATCCCATTAAATACTACAAAGATGGATTGAAAATGCGAAGTATAAATAATGGTGAAACCCTAATCGGCAAAGGAAATGTTTCTCCTCAACCAATAATAAAAATTGTCGGCTCAGGCAATTGTGAATTGTCGATTAACGGACGACTGACAAAACTTAGGGACATTCAAGGTGGGATAACCTTAGATATGCAGTCAAATACTATTTATCATGGTATGCAAGGTGCATGGGATAAATTTGTCCGTTCTCCGGAGTCCGTGAAACCTTATTTAGATACAAGTAATAATGTAATCCGGTGGACAGGAAACTTCAAAGTTGAAATTGCACCGCATTGGGGGGTTAAAGTATAGATGAAACCTATTTTATACCCTGCAAATGAAAAAACATTTCTAACATACGGATTAGGCGAGATCAATGCGATAAAAGCAATAGCGACTCGAGAACGAAACGGCAATTACACTTTATATATTGAGTATCCGTCAAACGGAGAGATGGCTAGTGTATTCCAACGAGAAATGAAAATAAAGTCCGATGTTGGTGTGCGCACAAAAAATCAGACCTTTGAAATTAATCGAATCAATAAGAACAGTGACGGTATCATAAAAATATATGCAAAGCATATTAGTCATAAAGCGGAACAATCTGTTTTGAACCCTAATGTTAGTGTCTTAGGAGCCAGTGCGCAAGATGCTCTTTCGACGTGGAACGCTAATTTAATTGGTGGATTGAAGTTCGACGTATGGTCAGATATTGAAACGAATAATTCAACAAATTGGAAAATCGAAGAAATTACTAATGCTCGTGAGGCTTTAATGGGTAAACGAGGTTCTATCCTCGATGTGTGGGGTGGAGAGTACGAATTCGATAATATGACGATAAAACTTCATAAACAGCTAGGTAGAAAGACACCTACCGTCCTTGAATATGGAAGAAACATTGTCAGTGCAGAGTCCGATGAGGACATCGAGAGTACCGTGACTTCTATCTTACCTTTTGCAGTTTATACACCCACAAACGAAGAGGGTAATTCATCTGAAAGTAAAATTGTAACGCTTGATGAAAAAATTATTGATGGTGATTACCTAGATTTATATGCCAATCGAAGAATCGCAACGATTGATCTATCTTCAAAATTTAAACAAGACGAAGTGCCAACACAAGATAAATTGAGAAGTATAGCTGAAAGCTATGTGAAAAACAATCGCATTGGGATGCCAAAGATAAACACTAAAATTGAGTACATCGATTTATCAACTACATTGGATTATCAAAGCTTGAAATTAGTTGAAGAAATCGAATTATGCGATATTGTTCCGATATTCTATCCTAAACTAGGTATCACATCAGAAGATGCAAAAGTTGTTGTTGTAAATTATAACGTCTTATTAGATCGAAATGATTCCATAGAAGTTGGGACCATAGGCTCTGGTTTTCGTTCTGCATTAACTGGAGATATCGAAGACAGATTATTTGATTTAGAAAACCGACAAGAAAACCTTGAGGATGAATTGCCTAAGTACCTCGTCAATAGTCTGGGAAATCGAATTTGGTATGATACGCCACCTTCAAATATCGAACATAAAATTGGTGATACTTGGTTTGAAAAGAATGGGAAATATCATCGAATTTACGTCTGGAATGGCGAAACTTGGGAAAAGTTAATAGATACAGAAACATTTGATCGAGAAATTCAAGAAAAAATCAACGCTTTCGAATCTAAAGTCAAAGAATTCGACGAACAATTTCAAGCGACTCAAGAGCGTAATCAATCTGAGTTGGATGCGTTTAGAAAAGAGTTGGATTCACTCGATCTACCGACCGATGTTATAAATGACATGGAAGCAAAAATCAATGCACTAAGAGATCGAACTGAAATGAGTTTGGATTTAATCGGAAATGACGGAGTCACTCGATATAACAAGAACCTGTTAAAAGGCGAGTTTAAGCGCAAAGTACTTTTCGATAACCCAATCACTGAGATCGTTGCGAATGACGGAGGCTTTAAGGCAGGTCAGACGTATACGATTAGTTTTGATGCGATATGTGAGATGCTGCAAAAAGCTATTTTAAATGTGCATCTTGAAGCTCCGTCTGAGATTTTAAAAGCACAGCTCAAATTAGTACCTGAACGAGAACGATTAGAAACGTTCGAAGTTGAGTCAAGTAGTCATGAGAACAAGTTCAATGTGATTGCTGACGAGTCTTATCAAATAACGATATCTGGTGATTGGTATAAGGAGCAAGCATTCAAGCACAGCATCAATAAAAATGACACGAAGCGTGTAGAACTGCAGTTTAAAGATATTGCGGACGGCAACCTTGACAACAGTTGGGTTGGCGAATGGTCAAGCGAGCCGATATTGATATTAAACGGTGGACGTGAGAACGAGATACCGACCGTACTAGATTCCAACGGTGGAAATTGGATAGTTGGCGAATGGGCGGAACAGCCTGAAATTATTTTTAACGAAAGGAGCTGATGTTTTTGGCAGAAGAAATAAATGTACGTGTTAAACACAAAGGTATGACGAGTGGCGAGTGGAAGTTGTCACCAGTCATATTGCTTGAACGAGAACTTGGGGTTGCCACAGATACTGGTGAAGTGCGTGTAGGTAACGGTACGGACAAATGGTCAGCGTTGCCGATTATTAAAGGTGCAAAGGGCGACAAAGGCGAATCTGTCACGGTATCTAAAATGAGCAAAGACAGCCGAGGTAACACGATTATCAAATTTAGCGATGGTGAAACCGTCACGATTGAAAAAGGTGACAAAGGGGATTCCATCACGGTTTCAAGTCACAAAAAAGACCGTCAAGGTAACACCGTCATTAATTTTAGTGATGGAAGTAACGTTACCGTTGACAAAGGCGATTCGATTAAGGTTGAATCCACATCAACGGACAGCAAAGGTAACACGTTGGTTAAGTTCAGTGATGGCAGTAGTGCTACGATTGCGAAAGGCGAAAAGGGCGACCCTTTAAAATTTGAGGATTTAACACAAGAGCAAATCAATCAGATTAAAGCGAAAGACGTTGACATGTCTAATTATGCGACTAAAGATGATTTAGCAAAGGTTGATGTAAGCAGTCAATTAGAGGGTTATGCGAAGAAAGACCACACGCACGAAATCGAAGACGTGGACGGTCTACAAACCGAGCTAGACGGCAAGGCGAATAAATCAGATTTAAGTTCAATCGATATGAGTGGCTATGCTAAAGCAACCGATTTAGATAAGAAAGCTAATTCAACACATACGCATGAAATTAGCGATATAAACGGATTGCAAACTAAATTAGACGACAAAGCAGAAAGAAACCATACGCACGCTCAATATTTAACGGTTGTGGACGCAGATAAACGTTATTCGAAAGACAATAATTCCGTTCAATTAAAAGTGATGAGTGAAGATGAATTTAACCGACTATCTGTTAAAAACTCGAATTGTTTTTACTTGGTGGTGTAGCTATGAAATTTATGACATCAGATAACAAGCAAGTAAAGCGAATTTACACAGGCGAAAATTTAATATTTATCAACAATCCCACAAAAGAAGAGGAGATTCTCTCGAGAAAAGGGGAGTTGGTAAGAAATTTGGATAGAACTTCACCATTGAAAAGCAAATACGGTGTATTCAAAGGCACTAAAGGTGCAGGTGCTGGGACATACATCTTCGTGCTTGAAGCCGAGGAAGAAGATGCTAAGAAGATAAAAACTTACGAGAGCCAAGGTGGCGTTAAAGAATATCCGTTCGCAAGAGTTTTTGGGAACGTCTATGTTGCGGAACATCAAAAAACATCAGGCGAAGACGCTAATTTTGGCTATTCGAACGATGGCGATAGTGACACAGTTAACCCATTCAAACTATCAATTTATCGAGAAGCCACTTCTCCGAGTATAGCGACTACCGCAAACCTTAGGAAAATTTATAAAGGTAACAATCTCGTGTGGTCAGGATTTGTAAACATATTAATGCGATGGGAGAGAGAATATAATAACGTTGCTAAAATTTATTATTATCCTTGGAAAATCAAACCTCAACGAGGAAAAACATATCGAATGGTATTAAATCAATATGACGGCAGTAAATATACAGTCGCTGGCGTGCTGTTAGCCGATGGGAGAGAAGTACGGTTAAAAAACACTAACGGAGAAAGTTTGAATGCCAATCGTATATTGTCAGGACAAGGTTACGTTTCAGGCGATTTATTAGAGGGGTCTATTGGAGTCACTTTTGGAACTAGTGAAGTAGACATCAAAGTTCTCACAACTTAGTAGGTATCACTATTTTGAACACAATTAAGCATACCGCTCCTGATATATACGCGGTGTTAAATATAGCTTAATGAGCAGAGTTTATATTTTTATAAGAAAGTAGGTGATAACCATTGAAAATAAATTTAAACGATTTAACGTTTAAAGATGGAAAATATACTTATACATTTACTCCTGAAAGAGACATGCAGTCGATTGAATTGGAATCGGACTGCTATGGAGACTTAGCCATTAATCATATGCAAGTTGAACGAAATCCCGATGCGACTTATTTTGTTCCTCCGGAGGTCTACGAGGGAAATTTAAGTGGTATTTTTAAGAACTTAAAAGAAATTAATGCTGAAATGAAAGACGAAGAAAATTCTGAGTTATGGTCAAGGATACGCATTAATGTGGGTGGCATGATGAGAAAGTACCATCATGATCATATTTCAACTGAAATTGTTGAAACAGCAAATGGGATAGGCATTCGTATTGATGATGTTGAGAAGAGCCTAAAACATGAAATAGCAGCAACATCAGAGGCTTTGCAAGTTAAATTATCATCGACAGATAGCAGAGTAACACAACTTGCTGCAACGGCGAATGGAATTCAGTTGAGTGTAAAGGACCTGAAGTCGGATACTGAAGCATCTATTAATCAATTAAAAGGCCTCATTGACTTAAAAGTAACGAGGTCACAAGTAGAAGGAATCATCAGAAACTCTGGTGATTCTATTTATTTAGCTGTAAAAGACAAGATTCCTGACTCGAAAATGACAGCGAGTGAGATAAAAAGTGCATTGAATTTATCCAGGGACGGAGTTCGAATTCAAGGCAAGAACATCATGCTGGATGGGAATTCTTATATCTCCAGTGGTGTAATTAAAGATGCGCACATTGGTAGTTTAAATGCGAGCAAGATTAACGCAGGAACTATAAACGCAGCAAATGTCCGGATTATCAACTTAGACATTAATAATTTAACGGGAAATCGAGCTGATTTCATTCAAACATACTGGAACGGCATTAATAGTCGGATTTCAATTAATGCGAACGGGTTGACAGCAACGCATAGAGACGGAAGTAAGACGATTATTAATGCACAGGGTCTTTATACACAAGTTGGCGGAACAAATTATCACACCCATTATCTGATGCATATTCAAGAGGTTTCGAACGTACTCAATGATGGCTCCGACCACTCACGAATTATCGACCCATTGGGGGTTCACCCATGGCACCATTGGGTGCAACTACCAGCTGTATTCAAAGGAAAAAGATTTAAAGCGATCGCTTCGATATCCGATACGATGACATTTAACTCACCTGATTATTCAAGCGGACGTTTACAGTTGCTCAGAACAGTTTGCTATGTTGATGCGTATGATTACGAGAATGCAAAAGTCGGTTTGGTTGGATACGCACACGTTTACGAACCGAGCCGAGGCAAACGTTGGAATTATCCGATTCGAGCGATGGTAAGTGTGACTTATTGATATAGGAAAGGAAGATATTATGCGACACATCGAAAAGACACTCGAAGAGTTATCAACTGAGAATTGTAATCTCAGGATTGAGAAAAATTTATTATTAGTGCAATTAGCAGAAGCTGAAGAAGAATTGGCAGCGTTGAAGAAAACCGAAGAAAAGGAAAAGGAGAATGAAAATGAATTATAGAATTGCAAATCCATCTTATTATAAAACAGCAACGAATATGACAGAGATCCAAATTATTTGTGACTCGCCTTATACTGTTGTAACTCGTGATGTTGTGGGTGACTTGACTGGACAATCAAAAGAAAAACAAATTCAAGCCGTACTAGATCAACTCGCAATGGAGTTTGATCCAACTGATAAAATCAAAGAGCTTGATGCGACATTTAGTCAAAAGATAAGTGAAATGGATGCTTTTATCGAAAAATCAAAAGAAGAATTTGGCAGCATTAAAACGCAGTATGACCTGATGAATGACACGATGTTGGATGCAGTTGAGATGTTAGGTTCACTTGTTGAAACAAAAGAATAAATCGAGAGGAGAATATAGAATGGCAAAATTCTTAGCGGTAAATATTATTAATGGGAAGTATACGTTTGATCGAGTGCCTAAATTTTTAAAAGAAAAAGTCAAAGAGATTTTGATTGATATGGGAGCTGAAGATTTAATCACAGAATAGAGAGAGTGAAACATGATTTATGATTCATTAGTAGAATATCTAACTTTAGTCGCAGGTATCGTTAGTCCTCTTGTGCTTATTTTGGGATTTGGCTATCAATACTTTATAAAGCCTTGGGAAAAGCGTAAGGCAAAGGAAGCCGAGAAAGCACAACAGGAGCGACTAGCGCAAGAAAAGAATTATCAGGATAAGATGCTTGAAATTGCAAGGCGGCAAATTGAACCGATTCATGCTGTGTTAGAGGAAATCAAAGAAATCACAGTGGACAGTGAGTATGATCGCAAGCACTTGAACAAGGTCACAAAACAAAACTCTAAGCGAATTGAGAAAGCTGAAGATAAATTAGATGACCACGCTGAACGTCTTATTGTGCTTGAAGCAAGATCAGATTCGGGATCTCAAGAAGTAATCTACAAAGAAAAATACGGAAATATAAAGGAGACGAAATAATGGATATTTTAATCGAATTATTTAAAGAGGCAGAACTTGTTGCAATTGTATTGATTCCAGTAGTGAGTGGGATAGTGGAGGTATTTAAACGTGCATTTACGATTAATGAACGTTATCTACCATTATTATCGCTCATCACAGGTATTGTGTTAAATGCAACCTTTGCAATGTTGTCAAATGCGCCAATGCAGAATGCGATTTTAGTGGGGGCAATTGGCGGGTTAGGAGCAAGTGGATTGTACGATAATTTGCAAGTTGGGAAGTTAGACGGAAGATAGCAGATATAACTAGCGCTTAGATACGTTTGTATCTTTGCGCTTTTTTATTTTATAGAAAGGAGAAACGAAATGGCAAAACTTTATCCAATTGAACAAGACATAACAAATATAAATATAGGTGGGTGGAATAATCCTCAATGGATCGTCATTCACTTTGTAGGAGCGGCAGGTCAAGCGAGAGATAACGCTAATTATTTTAGAAACGTATATCGAGAGGCATCAGCACATTACTTTGTGGATCCACACCGAATCATTCAGGTAGTGCCTGATAATCGACAAGGCTGGCACGTCGGAGATGGGTTTAATTCTGGAAGAGGACAGTTCAACGGGTATCATCGTTATGGCGCAACGAATCGGAATTCTATTGGTATTGAAATGTGTCAAGATACATCCACTGGGAATAATGTATGGGAATGGCAACCTCATGCTAAGACTTATGAACAGGTGCTGTTATTAACTCAGCACTTGCAACGGAAATATAATATCCCTGATGAACGAGTGATACGTCATTTTGATGCATCAGGTAAATCGTGTCCTGGGTGCTGGATGAAGAATAATTGGGAAAAATGGCACAAATTCAAACGTGATCTCGAAGCATTAAATAAGGGTACATTGAATTTCAAAGAACCTAAGATTCAGCCGAAAGAGAAGCCGGCACAACCTACTAACTCACAAGATATGTATACGATCCAAGTTGGAGATTCACTCTCTAAAATCGCTAAAAAATTCAATGTAACAGTGAAAGAGTTAGTAGAATGGAATGACATAAAGAATCCTGACTTGATCTATCCGGAATCACGTATCATCGTTAAGAAAGCAAAAGAAGTGAGTAAACATGGTAGATTCAGATTTAACACCACGGTCAATGTGCGCAATCTACCACAAGCGACAGGACACGTTCCAGCAAAGTATTATAAGGATGAAATCGTGTATTACGATGACTATAAGGATATCGATGGCATGAGATGGCTCAAGTATACCTCGTATGATGGGCGGACACGATGGATATCGGCAGGGACGAAAGATAAACCGTATGGGGAGTTTATAGAATAAAATACCTCAATAATAAAGTGCCCCCACCTTAATTGGTGGGGGGATCAATTATACAATGTTTTTGTTTTCTTTCCAATCAATGAATGTTTGACATTCGCATTTCTCTTGAACGTTTTTTAGCTTTTTTATAATAGTATCTAATAATGCTTCTGGAATATGACCAGCTATTTTTGCATTATTATTATCAGATTGGTATATGTATCTTAAATCTATGTAAGAAACTCTTTTTAATTTATTGTTACGGGTAGGTCTAATTTCAAAGTGGTTATCATCATCTTTGAAACGTTTATCTGTAGACATTTTGAGTAAATAACAATGATCGTCAGTAAAATTAAAATCAGATATTACTAAAAAAGGTCTCATAGAGGTTTTAACATCTATTGAATTGTCGTCGAGGAACGGAATGTGTTTAAGTAAAATATAATCTCCCTGTTCATAGTAAAACATTAATAGGCTACCAACTCTCCGCAATCTTTGTATACAAATATCTCTTGGCCAACAACGTTTAAAAAGTCACGTTCTAAATTTTTTTTATCTTCATCAGTCAATTCAGTTTCTGAAGGTTCATATATATAAGTGTTTCCGCCAATAGTAAATCTTTCTTCTCTTGGAGGATTTAATTGACGATTAATAAAATCTTTATAGTACTGAGCCATGCTATCTCTATCGATAATAACTTTATTGTAAGGCCCAACAGAATTTTCGTGAACCTTCCAAGGTTCTTCTTGATGTGTCATTTCTACTAGTTCATCGGCTGTAAAATTATCAAACAGATTTAACGTGCTTTTTAAAATTGAAATAGTTTCTTCCATTAAATTGCATACGGTCTCATTCCACAGGTCAAAATATCGATATTGTACGTAAGCAGACCTAACAACAGGTCCTTCTGACCAAGCTTCTATAGGTTCGGGGAAAAGCTCGATGTTGTTAGTTACCAAGCTTATAATATTACTATAATATAAAAGTTTTTGAAGTTTTAAATTTCCTTTTTTAGAAGGGAATTTCATATCACTACCGTTGTTAATCAACCATATACTTATGTCTTTTACTGAATCCAACGCGACTTCCTCCTTTCAATCATATCTTTTATAAGATAATGACATTATAACACACAGAAAAAACAAATACATGAAACGCATATTATTTATGAGTAACCCCTTTTGATATAGCTTGATCATCAGATAGTGAGTTGTAATACTTACATAATTTGTACGCTATACCGATTCTCATGTTTTCGATTTTACTGCCATATCTCCTATAATTATCTAGTGATTGAGTAGCAATGCCAGTAGCTTTAGAAATTTGATAAGATGTAATGTCGCTTTCTAGTAATTTTTTAATATAGTCTGTATTAATTATCATTTTTATCATCATCTTTCTTATTAAAGGTCGACCATACAACTAGACAACATAGCATTACGAAAATAAACTCTTTCATTGTCATCCAACCTTTCTATTGTTATAATTAGGGAAGAGGGGGAGCGCAGCCCCCTGTACCCTATAGGCGATTACTTAGAGGTCTTGTTATTCTTCTTAGTGTCGCCTTTTTTACTGACTTCAATTAATTTTGCAACGCTTGCTATTAAAGCGCCAATTCCGCCAGCTAATGTTCCAATTGCTTTCAACCATTCTTCCATTACCTCACCTCCTTTACTATCTATATTATACAGTTATAACTGTATAAAGTCAACCCTTTTTCCTTTTATTTTTAATAAAACCCCATTTTTTATTGGGGTTTTGTAGAATGTAATAGAAAATATATTTTCGGCAAGTTTTTGGCAACTTTTTTAAAATGCTCGCTAAAATCGCTTTGTGACAAGGTTTCTTTTCGAGTTGCGCTTCCATGGTAAGGAAGAGGTCGTCAGTTCGATTCTGACAGGTGGCTTATTTTTATTCCAAAAAGGTTAAATAATATTTTTGAACTGTTATAAGCCCTATAAATAACCCCACTCTATATCTTTTAGATAGGAGTGGGATTTTTAAAATGTGTAAATTTTCCTCGGTTTATTTTTTATTCAAATATACGTTCGATAGATTACTTACATCAATTTTGTATCCTTCTTCTAGCTTGAGTTCCATTTGATCTACGCCTCTGAACATATTTTCACCAAGAATTTCAGTGGTAACAAGGTATCCATCCTTATCGGTTACAAATACATTGCCAGACTGTTCTTTTTCTGTCGTCGCAATATATGTACCCGGTTCAACGTCAATTCCAACGATCCAAAATCCTGCATGGATTTCTTCGTGTTTCTCCTCAGGACCAACCGGTGTAAAGGTGACTGAATCCAATCCTATAATTTCAATTTTTTCGCCCCCGGTCAGATATACCCTAATTTGTTCGACTCCACCGAAATGATTAAAGCCAAGCACTTCATTAAGAAGAAGAGAGGATTTATCTTTTTGGTTTATCATTATATTTCCACTATCTTCTTCGTCTGATGGCTTAATATTATATCTACCTGGCTCAATATCTTCTCCTACGATCCATTCTCCCGAAGAAAGTTCGGTGGGCTTGATATTTTGAGAAGAAGTGATTAATGCTTCATAATCTGTTAATTCTAATCCATATGCAACTGCAGAATGACTGTTAAATAAGCATACAAAAATAAGCATCAGTAACAATTTTTTCATGATAATCCTGTTTCTATAAATTCATTATCCCAATAACTTTTACTTAATAAGTAGTTTTTTCAATCTTATTATATTTATTATGATTGCTTATTTCAATTTTCATGTATTTTTAAAAAATAATGTGATATGTTATATGCCCCCTAAAAATTAGAGTTAAAAACTAACTTTTAGGGGTCACATCATTTAAGATTTTTATTTAATTATTCATTTTTGCTCGGATATTGATCTGTGATAGTGGTACTAAGTTTATAATTATATTATATGAGCCTTTATTTTAGTAAATTAGATAATAATATAATCTCTAAGTATTTAATTATAATATCTTATCTGACTTAGTCCGATTACATTTCCAGCAAAGTGTTTGTAAATTATCTTCAGTTGACAATCCACCTTTTGATACTGGAATAATATGGTCAACTTCAAGTAGTAGTAAATCTTGATCTTTTGTTGATACTTTGCAATTCTGGCACGTATAACGGTCTCTTTGCTTTATTTTTTCTCTAAATTTCTTCGTCATGAGGGAACGCTGAGCTTTAGCACTTTTTTTATATTTGATTCTATCTGATATATATTTCATTGTTTCTTCTATTACGGGTTCGTCTAGTGTAATAGTTGTTGTTTGACTACTATTTCCACCCGCGCTAACATATTCAAATACGTAATCGACATATTCAACGTTTAAATCAGGTATATCAACTTCTAATCTCTTCATCAACTCATCTCGATAATGTTTTCGAATAAATTTTGGTGGATTAAAGTCATCTTCAATTTTACGTTGGCGCTTATTTAAGTTATCAATAGCGTTATTCAATCGATATATATTTTCGGATAGTTCTTGAAGCGTATTTAAGTTATTTTCATTAGCTCCAATATTAAAGTACTTACAAAGGTATTTAATGGGCTCTTCTGACGCTCTTCTGACAACTTGAAGCGACGCCTGATGAACGTGCTTATCATGTAATGATTTTTTATTTTTATCGCGTTTCATATTATATTTACTTTTATTTTCAAATTTAGCAAGATGAGAGTTTGAGAATTGTGTATTATCTGCGACAAAATCATGTTCTCTAGGCATGGTCTTAACGTATTCGGAGATTTCATTGTACTCGCGTACCATGTTTGAGACCTTTTGTTTTTGTTCTAGAAAATGTTCGCTTTTAAAATACCTCTCTTTTCGTATGTAGCGTATCAATCGATACAAAATATAAATTGTTAAAACTAATGGTATGATTACCATTTTATCCCTCCTACAAAATAATTTTCCTAATAATATGCGCCTACTTATCGACTATCATATCATAATATTTGTCATTGATTAATCTTAATATAAAATCTTTACCGCTTCTATACTGATCAATAGTCTGTATTAGAACTCCAATTGCTTTGGCAATCAAATAGCTTGTTTCCTCAGATACTAACATTATTTTACTGGTAATCGATGTTTTTGAGGTGGAGGGTTTTGATTTGTTCGAATAGATCCGGGCTGAGTTCGTGTTTGGTCACTTGGATGTCGCATTCTTTGAACAAATCAATAGCATTGGGGTCATTGCGGTAATCGTAGAGATAATGAACTTTTTTAATGCCAGCTTGAATAATAACTTTTGTACAATTATAACAAGGGAAATGCGTAATATAAATTTCTGCGCCGTCAGTCGAAGTTCCCATCTTGGCGCATTGGATTACTGCATTCACTTCGGCATGGATGGTACGAATACAGTGCCCGTCCACTACAAAACATCCGTGGTCAATGCAGTGTGTTAGGCCGGAAACTGAGCCATTATACCCTGTTGCTACAATCCGGTTATTTCTTACAATGACGGCTCCAACCATCAGTCGGTCGCAGGTGCTTCGGGTTGAAATCACTAGACTTTGTGCCATAAAGTAATCTGTCCAACTAATTCGTTCCATTTGCGTCACCTCATTTGATAATCTTTTCGCTTTTAATTCTATCAT